TGTTTTGTTCCTTTAGAGCCGTTTCTGCGGCACTATAAATTCTTTCTTTTACAAGGGATTCTGCGACGAATTTTGGCGTCAAGTGCTCTTTTGGAAGTTTCCCCTCTTTTACGAGACTAGAAACATACTCAAAATGCTTAACGTACTCGTCACTTTCGATCTGATGAGCTGCTCGAAGATCAGAAATTTCCTTCTCAACTGCTGCCTTGGCCTGGTTGGTCCGGTCATTTGTCTCACGAGTCTCTCGCTCGAACTTGAGAATCTTATTCTCGAAACCTGTGAGAGAGGCTTCCCGCTCAGTTTCGGACATTGTTGCCCATTGTTCAAATAATTTGTAATTGTCTGTCATGAATTTTCTATAAAGGTCTAGGGGTTCTTTACCGGCAAGTCTTGCCATGTGAAAGAATCGAAGCTCAGGATCTTCCTCAGACATGATGCTTTTGATCTTTTCCTCTGTCTCGTTTTTGAGGCTCATGTACTTCTCGCGCTCGGCAAGAAGGGCTTTCTTTTCTGAGTCGAACTGCTGGTATTTCCTAGAGTAATCCTGTTTCCCAGAATAGTTGTCGAGCAAGTCTCTTAATGAAACCTGTTCTTCCTTTCCTCCAACAGATTGCGAAAAAACTGCGTCTTCCTCGATGTCGAGTTCCTTATCGCCAGCCCGGTATTTTCGCTTTTTGGCTTCCACCTTTTTTTCAGCTTCTTCTTTTCCGTCTTTTTCGGTTTTGGATTCTTTGCTCTCTGGTTCTTTTTTTGTGGCAACCTTCTTTTCATCTTTCTTCCCTTCCTTGTCCTCATCCTTTGGCATGTTTCCTTTTAGGGCCTCATCGACTTCGGCGGGAAGGTTCGTTCCTTTTGCTTCCTTTTTAGGGCTTTCTTCTTTGGCTGCCTTTGATTCTTTCTTTTCGCTTTTCGTTGGTTTTGAACCAAGCTCGTCAAAAAATAACGCCTCGTCTGAATCGTTATGCGTGGTTACTTGTGACGTACTGATTTCCGATGTTTCGATTGTTTCCATATTTTCCTCCGTGAAAATTGGGTTAATTACATCAATGGCATTTCAGCAGGGATTCTATTATCCGCTACTGGTTGAGCTTCACCAACTGGGACCGGCCCATCCTGGGGCGCTGGCATTCCTTGTGATGGATCTGCACCTGGCTGCATTCCTTGTGCTGCCATTGCTTGCATTTGGATGGACTGTGCATCTAATACAGGCTGACGGTAAAACACTGGGAATTGCGGAAGTGCTGCGACCAACTGAGCAAATGCTGGTGAAAGTTTTGCTTTCTCCGTCATTAGGTACTCAGTGGCTTGAACATGCTCCTTGAAAAGATTGCGAGTCTGATCGCTTGCTTTTGTTTTAAAGCCAATGTCCTGCATCGCTCTTAAGTGGATTCTCCAATGATCGATCAAAAACTCTGATTCGATCGGCTCTGGAGGCATCTCGCCTTCGATCATCATCTCATTCTCAGCTTCGGCACATCGAGCAGCGGCCGCACCGTCATCCAAGAACTTATCCGTCTGAGCAAGGTCAAGCATTTCAATGATTTGCTCGCGTGGGAAGATCTCTGGGAATTGTTTACCAAGATCCATCACATATTGAGTTCGAGCAGCTTTAGAATCAGGCAACGCAGAGGCATTCTGAATCACAACTGACCAAGGCTTTGCAAGGGTGCGAGGATCGTATTGCATCGAAGTCCACGAGTTATCCTTGCCTAAAACTAACATTGTCCGTTCGTCTTCAGGTTTATAGAACTGGCCGCATATAGAAAGTGCCAATTCGTGGGTAAGTCTCACAACCTCATTGAACTTGATCACTGTTTGATTTAATCGACGGTTCTCAGACTCAGAAAGATATTGAAGGGCAACGAATGCAGTCACACCGCTTGGAGGTTCACCCTGAATAACAGAGTTCGATTTACCCCAAGAGTAAACCCATTCCATCGCTGTTTTCATCCACTCAACCAACTGAGGACTTGTCGGAGATCCCTGACCAAGAACTGGAGCCTTTGCACCAGCTTTGATATTGACCACTGTTGAGTCATTGTTAAGTTCGTCTTTATTTACTGATTCAGCCTCAACGAACCACTTAGGCCAAGCCATGAGAAGCATCTGCTTGATACCCATGTTCAGCAAGTTGTTGAAGTAACCGACCATTCCTTTAATCGAATTGATGTATGATCGACCGTTCTTTTCTTCGACGTTCTCATTGTCGGTCATGGTGATGACTGGGACTTTCCCGTGATTGTACGACAAAGGGCCACGCTTCAAGATCTTGTCTGGTGTGTAAACAACCTCGAATCCACCTGGAAGGAATGGGTGTTTCTTGTGGTAAAAGGTGATCTTTGTCACTTTACCAGCCCAGTTCTTGTCTTCCATCGTGATTGGGTCGTAGTAAGTAGCCATGCCATCGGCTTTGATGTCCTGGCGCTTGTCTGGATATTTCAACTTCAATTCATCAGCGTAGGGATAATCAAAGATATGAGCGTAATTTGATTCTTCGTCATCAGTGGTGATCTCTTTTAAAACTCTAAGAGGAGACAGGACGCGCAGTTGCACATCACCGACAAATACAGTCTGATCATTTGATTTTGGCATCGGGTAGCCAATGTCAGGATTCCACTCGGGCACAATGTATCCCTCACCAGCAACAAATGCCAAGCGAAGCAATTTCATAAACTTCGAGTCTAATCTCTGTGCCTTTTCAATGTTCTTTGTAAATCGCTTTGCAATCTTTGCATCAACTTTATCCTGCTGCTCATCGTCGTGAGGGAGGATCGCAATAGCTGGCTTGTATTCCATAATCCGCGCCACTCGTTCATCAGTAATGTCTCGGATGACGGGGGCAACGTATTGGGGAGCGTACTTGGATCGTCGCTCTGGGAGATCTCTTGATTGATACATTTGGTTTCGATATTGAATCTCCTTGAAACGCTTGTAATTGTTCTTGATTTCCTGATGCCACTCTTGATTTTCCTTAAGAATGAAATCAACGGAAGTCTTCAACCATTTTAAGAGTTCATCATCTGACGGCTCTCTTGGCTTTCCTTCGCCATCAAAAAACAAAGCGTAAAAGGGTTTGTGCGCGTCGGACGTTGCCGAGCCATTGTCTAAGTCGTCGAAAAGAGTCGCTTCCATGCGACCTCCTTAATTGTCGGAGTGGTTAATTTCTTTTTTTGTTCGCGAAGTATTCCTCTTCCTCTGGGCTCAACGGATCTTCAAAATCCGCATACTGAGAACCTGGAGTAAAAGGGCGACCAGGCCCAACATCCCCTCCGTGGGACATCGGGTGGTCTAATGGTACCATCTGAATTTTATGTGATGAAAAGTGTTTTGCCAGAACAAAGACCAACGTCCCGACAGAAAGAGCCAGCGCCATGATTGATAGAACGAGTGATGCTATATCCAATTTCTAATCCCCAGAATAGGTTCAGGTTTTTGTTCTTCTTGTTTCGTTGCTTCTGCAATTTTCTTCGGAATCTCTGAGTACATAATCAGAGCCTCAAGAGATCGGTCTATCTGGTTAATTGCGCCAAGGTGAAACATGCGCTCACCCTCAGTGCCAACATTCTTTAACATATTCATGTGACCCTCACGCATCCAAATGAAATGCTTTTGGAGGTCCAATGTCTTAAAAAACTCATCGACCATATTTCTTCCTCATTGGGTCAAGTTCAGCTTCAATTTCTTTGATCTCATCTTCCCTAATTGCAGAGTTCGGGTCCATCTCAGATAACGCATCTGCAATGTCCTCGACTGGAATCATGGGTTGATTGATAACTTCTTGGGCTAATGCTGGGGAAGGGTTTGCCATTACTTCTTGAAAGGCGGACTGAGTAGGGCTTCCAACGAGGTTCTGCCTGGTCGTGTAGTGCCAGCCGTTTGAGCCTTCGATCTGAACTTTGACTGCATCAGAATTAGGAATCCCCTCAACTGCGGTTACTTTCTTTCCTTTGTAACTGAGCATCAGTCTAACTCCTCTGGAGGCGAATCATCTGAAAAAATTTCGTCTTCTGGTTTATGAAACCTTTTTTCTGTATCTGGGTCAACAGGCTTCGGCGGTTCCCAACCTTCAAACTTAAATCCAGCAGCCGCCAGGAAGTATCGAAGGCAGTCGATTAAGTGGTCTTTAACTTTAGGGATTTTCCCCTTTTCATCCAAAATGTAGCTTTCCATTTCGTCGATGAAATTCGTACAGTTTTTCGCAACCTCAATATAACCGAACAGCAACAGGTCACGGATCAGACCAATGCCGGCTTCTTTCCCGTGCTGGTTCTTATCCGTAGGCGTGAGCCACACTCCTTTATCTCGATTAACTTCAGATGATTCATTCCGAAACCATGCGGCCGCTTCGTCGTAAGAGTAATGGAATTCCCTGATTCCTTTTGCTTTCCATTCGTCGATCTTCTTGTGGGTCTCTTCCCAGATTACCTTGGCAGTCATGCGGGCCATGTCCTGCTCGTAGATCTCATCAACAATCTTGATCTTCTTAGTGTAAGGGTTGAACAGAACAAATAAGACGCCGAATGTCGAAGATGCAGCAGGGTCAAAGATTACATATAGAACCCACCTGTTGAGATCTTTCGGGATCTCCAGACCATAAGGCAAGAGCTTGAGGAACTGCGGGAAGATGTGGTTTTTACCACCCTTCACAAAGACAGCTTCGTACTCTCTTAGCCAATACTCATAGTTATTCATGGCGATTAGGCGAAGACGTGCCTCTTCGAGCATCTCTTTATTGTTGTACGGGTTGGATGATGACGGAGCATGGAAGTAAGCCCATCCTCTTGTCTTCTTTGCGTAATCACCAAATTCGATATAATGATTGTGGACTTCTGGAGGCGTACCAAGGAACAAGGCCGGTGCACCTTTACCGATCCTGTTAGGCTCCATGGCCTCGACAAACTTGGGCTTATGATCCTTAAACTCATCGTAAACAACTAGACCATTCGGCTTAATACCGCGCCGGTTCTCTGTGTTGTCCGCACCATCGAGCTTAATAAACGAACCATTGGTCAACGTGATACGCATTTCGACCTGGTTGATGGCAAGAATCCATTCCTTCGGGATCATGAGTTCCAAACGCTTTGAAGCCCAGATAATCTCCCTGGCTTGGTTCTGCTGGGGCTCGAAGATGTAGTTTTGGGTTCCTGGGTTACGCCGAGCCCATCGGATCGCACAATAAATCGCAATGTCTGTTTTGCCCGTGGAGCGGCCCATTTGCCCAAAGATCGACTTTGTACCACCATAGAACAGTTCTGAGATCATAGGGACCTGACCAGAATG